AGGACGCCGCGCCCGAACCCAAACCGCCGCAGCCGCCGCAGCCGCCACCAAAAGGCAATCGCGATGACATTGCACGAGAGGTCCGAAACCTTTTCGCAAGCGCCGACCGGATCGGACGCCGCCGACTGTCTGCTTGAGGCTTGGCGTGAAGCGCTCGCCGAGGTTCTCGACACCGAGCGTCGGCAATGGCAGCGCGAGCGCGCTCTGATCGAGGCGCAGGCGGCCGAGGCCGCAGCGCGGCTGCGCGCTTTCGAGGCGCAGGCGGCCGAGACCGTCGCCACCCTTCGTGCGGAGGTCGTCGAACTGCGCGCCAACGTCACGGCCCAAGTGATGGCCCAAGTGATGGTCCAAGTGATGGCGCGGCTCGGCGAGTTGAAGAGCGGCGCCGACGGCGCGCCGGGCACTGCCGGCCCGCAAGGCGAGCCCGGGCCGCAAGGGGAACGCGGCGAAGCTGGTCCACAAGGAGAGCGCGGTGAGCAGGGCGAAAAAGGTAATTGCGGCGAAGTTGGCGCGACAGGCGCTCGCGGAGAACAAGGCGAAGCCGGCGCGGCAGGTGAGCAAGGAGCGACAGGCGAGCGCGGAGAGAAAGGCGAAGCCGGGGCGACAGGCGAGCGCGGAGAACAAGGAGAGCGCGGAGAAAAAGGCGAAGCCGGCGTGGCCGGGTTACCGGGGCCGCAAGGTGCGGTTGGTGCGCCGGGGCGTCTGAGCGCGGCGAAAGCATTCGTTGAGGGTGCGGTCCATTATGAGGGCGACGTCGTCCTGGCCCTGGGTGGCACTTGGCAAGCGCGCTGCGACACCGCCCGCGCGCCGCCGCATGAGGACTGGCTTTGCATCGCCGCCAAGGGGCGCGATGCGGCGACGCCAAACGTGCGCGGCACCTTTAGCGAGGGCGAAACCTATGCGGCGCTCGACATCGTCGCGCTCGGTGGTTCGAGCTTCATCGCCCGGCGCGATGGACCCGGAGCCTGCCCGGGCGAGGGCTGGCAGCTGATCGCCTCGGCCGGTAAGTCGGGCATCAAAGGACCGGCTGGCGAGCGCGGAGAGAAAGGCGAAGTCGGGCCGCGCGGGTTGCCGGGTGCGGCGGCGCCGGTAATCGTCGGTTGGACGATCGATCACGAGGCTTATGCGGCCACACCGATCCTCTCGGATCAGAGTCCGGCACCACCGCTTGAACTGCGCGCACTGTTCGAGCAGTTCCACAACGAGGCGCGCTGATGGCTGATGTCTGGGTCAAGGTGCTGACGCCGGCCAATAGCTATGCGCTACTGACGCTTGCCGAGCTCAAGGCGATGTTCAATCTATCGCCCACGGACACGAGCGAAGACGCGCTGCTGCAAATTTGGATCGATCAGTACAGCGACGTCGTCGCCACCATGTGCAATCGCGTGTTTGCTTATGAGACGGTCGAGGAGACTTGGCGCGCCGAGCTGCCGCCGTTCGACCGGGCACGCTTGTTCTTGACGCGCTATCCGGTCGCCGACGTCGACATCACGGCAGTGGAGTCGCCGCGCGGCAGCATGATCGATCCGACGGCTTACGAAGTCGAGAACGAAACCGGCAAACTGCGCATCGATGGTGATGCCTGGACCGAGCCGGTGATGGTCACCTATAGCGGGGGCTATCATCTGCCGGATGAGGCACCGCCAGCGCTCAAGGCGGCCACCGGGTTATTGATCCAGGCCGCGCGCCTGCAGATGCGGATGGGCATGACCAGCGGCATGCGGCAAATCGCGCATCGTGAATCACGCGTGACGTTTTTCGATCCGGTGCAAATGCTCGGCAAGGCCGGCGTCGCCGGACCGCTGGAGGCCGCCACCGAGACCGTCAACGCCCTGCTCTACAAATACATGAGGTTCTATGTTTGAGGTCAAACTCGAAGGCGGCGATGCGGTGGTGAAAAACCTCGACGCCGTGATCTACAAAATCCACTCGCTGCAAACCTATATGCCGCGCGAGTATTCGAACTGGCGCATCGAGGACATGAACAGCAAATTCCCGGATGCTCACGTGAGCAAGCGCGGCCACACGCTGCGTCTTAGCCAGCGCATCTACAATCGCGGCCGCGGCTTCAAGGCGAAGCACCCGCGGCCGAAGCATCGCCGCCGCCGCGGCTATTCCCGGCGCCCGGTCCTGCGCACCGGATTAATACTGGCGCTCAATACGCGGATGACCGATCTGCTGCACGAGACTGTCCAATGGCTGTGAATTTCGACATCCTGATGCAAAGCGCGGTGTTCGACTTCTATGCGATCCCGGTCACGTTCACGCCGCTGAAATCGCAGCCCGGCCAGCCGGCTTATGAAGGTCGCGGCATTTTCGGCACCTATGACGCCGACGTCGCCGCAAACGATGGCTCGATCCTGACCGACCAGCGCACCATTCTCGACATCCGCGAAAGCGAGTTTGCGGTGCTGCCGGCGCAGGACGATCACTGCACCATTCCGTTCGACTGCAACGGGATGCCGCGCGGCGAATATCAGATCATCGATGCGGCCAGCAACGGCGGCGGCCAGACCATGTTGACGATCCGCAAATACGAGACGTTCGAACGCTGATGGGTGTCACCGACACGCAGAGCTATTCGCTGGTCATCCGCGATGTGTTCTTCGATGCGGTCGCTGCTGATCCGTTCTTTGCGAACTACACCAAGCGCAAGACCCCGATGCTGCGCGTCCAAGTCGATCTTCTGCCCTATCTCGGCGTCTACTTCGCCGGCGAGGACATGCAGCCTGACGGCGACTTCAATGCCGGCGCGATCCGCTTCAGCCACACAATGCAGATCGGCTTCTCGGTGATGATCGCGAACAATGACCAGGTGGCGTGCGAGCTCATGCTCGATGCTGCTTACTGGCGGATCATGAACCGGCTCTGGCCCGACCAATACATCATGAACTTGATCAACACCTACAATCCGACCACCGGGACGAGCAATCCCGACAACGTCATTATTGAGGGCATTACCCGCGGGCACCGCCGTTTCGTGTACGGCAATGCGGCCCTCGCCAACGAAACACCCGTGGGTGAGCTTCAATACGACGTCTGGATTTTCGGCCGCACGATTTGGTCGCCGGTTATCACCGACGATCTTGCGCAAATCCACGTCGAGACCGGCATCAAGATCGGCGACACCCAAGACGAGATGGACAAGCGCCTGCAGTTCAAGGGCGACTATCTGTTCGACATTTCCAAGCGGCCACCGAAAAAGGAGAAAACACCATGATCGACCAAGTGACGACGGTTTCGCTGCGCGGCCAGCGTCAGCGCGATCGCTTAGACAGACTGCGTGCCGCGGTCCCGCCCGGCATTCGCGTGACGCCAAGGGACGCCGACATGCGCCGCGTGCTCAAGCATCCATCGGCCGGCGGCTTCCGCGCCGAGGGCAGCGCCACCTGGCCGAACGACCGCTTTACCAAGCGGCGCTTGGCCGATGGCACGGTCACGCGCGACGAGCAGCGCGACGAGTCGCAAGAGAAAAAGCTCGAGCAGGGCGCGTATCACCGCCGATCGCCGCCGCCCGGCAATACACCCTCATAAAGCGCAACAGCAAAGAGGCTTGAGCGCAACAGCACAGAATTGAAAGGACAACCGCCATGCCGGTTTCATTCGCGAATATCCCCGCCAACATCAAGGTGCCGCTCTACTGGGTCGAGGTGGACCCGTCGATGGCGGGCCTGCCGACGATCAACCTGCGGGCGCTGCTGGTCGGCATCATGACCGCCGACGGCGACGCGCCGTCCGACATCCCGCTTCCGATCTCTAGCCAAGCGCAGGCCGATCAAGCCTTCGGCATGGGCTCGGAACTGAGCCGGATGTTCAAAGCCTTTTTTGCCAACAACTTTGCCAACGAGGTTTGGGCCTTGCCGGTCAAGGAGCCGGTCGCGGCCGCCGCGGCTACCGGCACGATCACCGTCACCACGGCACCGACTGCGGCGGGGACCATCCATCTCTATATTGCCGGCGAGCACGTCCCGGTGAATATCTCGCCGACCGACGCGGTCGACGAGATCGCGACGGCGCTCGAAGATGCGATCAATGCCAACGTGACTTTGCCGGTCACGGCCGCCGCCGCCGCAGGCGTGATCACGCTGACCTCGGTGTTCAAGGGCGTGAATGCCAACGACATCAGCGTCTCGCTCAATTACTACGGCAGCCGCGGCGGTGAGCAGACGCCGGTTGGGCTCGGCATTACGCTGCCGGTGACCGGCTTTCTCACCGGGGCCACGGGCGTGCCCGACTTCACCACGGCCATTCTCAACATCGGCGAAGAGCCATTCGAATATGTGGCGATGCCCTATACCGACAGTGCCTCGCTGTTCGATTGGGACCAGGAATACGGGTTCACCGACCAAGGCCGCTGGGGTTGGCAGCGCCAGCTATTTGGTCACGTGATCTCGGCCAAGCGCGGCGATTATGCCGACCTGATCTTGTTCGGCGAGGGCAATAACTCGCCGGTCGAGTCGGTCATGGCCTTTGAAACGGCGAGCCCCTCGCCGTGCTTCGAATGGGCCGCCGCCTATGCCGCGAAAGCGCAACGCGCCTTCATCAACGATCCGGCACGGCCGCTGCAATCGCTCTCGCTCAATAAAATCAAGGCGGCGCCAGTCCATCAGCGGTTCGACTTCGTGGACCTCAACTCGCTGGCGTCGAACGGGCTCGCCACCCAAAAAATCGGTTCCGACAACCAGCCGATGATCGCGCGAGAACAAACGACCTACCAGCTCAACCTCTACGGCCAGCCTGACGACGCTTATGAGCTCATGACGACGCTGGCGACGCTGGCAACGCTGCTGCGCAGCCAGAGGCAAGTCATCACGTCGAAATTTCCGCGTCATAAGCTGGCGAATGATGGCACCAAGTTTGGCCCGGGCCAGGCGATCGTTACGCCCGGCGTCATCAAGGCCGAACTTATCGCGCAATATCAGATCGATATGTACAACGGCCTGGTCGAGGACTTGGCGAACTTCAAGGCCCACCTTCTGGTCGAGCGCGACCCGAACGATCCGAACCGCGTCAACGTCCTTTATCCGCCGGACTTCATCAACCAACTGCGCGAGTTCGCCGTGCTGGCGCAGTTTCGTTTGCAATACGACCGCGGCCTCGACGCGCAAATCATCGGCGCGGCGGCGCCGCCGTTCAACGCCGCGTCCGGCGCGTAGGACGATCCACCCCAACACCAGAGCGAGAAAGGACTTAACCCATGGCGCAACGGATCGCTGGAATCGCCTTCCTAACAGTGGGCGGCAATCAAATGGCACTGCGCGGCAATTTCGTCGTCAGCCCGTCGCCGGTCGAGCGCACCATGCTCGCCGGCCAGGACGGCGTGCACGGCTTTCAGGAGCTGCCGCGCGTGCCCTATATCGAAGGTGACCTATCGACCATGCCGGGCATGTTCCTAGAAGACCTCTTGGCCGATACCGACGTCACGGTCATCGCCCAGCTTGCAAACAAGATGCAATACATCCTGACGCAGGCGACCTGCAAAGGCGGCTTTGAGAACCAAACCCGCGACGGCCAGGTGCGGGTGCGCTGGGAGGGCGTGACGTGTCAGGAGACCTCGCAGTGAACGTCAAACCCGCACCAGAGGGGTTCGTCCTCCACGAGGCGCCGCCCGCCCCGCAAGCGCCGCCGCCGCCTGCTGGCACAAGGCGCGCCATGCCGCCGCCGACGATCGAGCCATCGCCCGCCGAGAAGCCGGACGCCGCCGCCGAGCCGGAATGGCCGATCGTCGTCAACTTGCTGCACAAGCCGATCCGCAACAACACCGGCGAAGAAGTAAAACAAGTCACGATGCGCGAGCCACGCGCGGGCGACATCAACCGCTATGGCAACCCGTGCCGTGTCAATTTCGAAGGCGAAGTGCTCATCGAAGAGCGCAAGATGACTTACATGATTGCGGCGCTCACCAACATCCTGCCGCCGTTCATCGAAGAGATGGACCCGCGCGACTGGAATAGCTGCGCTTATCGGATTCGGCGTTTTTTTCTGCCAGAACCGGCGGCCTGGTAGGCGACGAGGAAGAGATCATCCTCGATTGCTACCGGCTCGCTGGGCACTATCACGTTTCGCCCGAAGTGTTCCTCAATATGCCGATGGATGATGTCCTTCTGCATGCGCATCGGACCGCGCAATATCTCCGCCGCCAACAACCAGCAACCAATGATGACTAGCTGATGCCGGGAGAACGCGAAGAACTGCGCCTGACTGTCACCCTGGTCGACAATGCGTCGGCTGGGCTGGCCAAGCTGAAGACACAGTTCAACGAGATGACCAACCTGGCCGAAAAAACGCAGGCTGGGCTGGCCAAGCTGAAAACACAGTTCAACAGCGAGATGGCCGAGGGACCGGGCAAAGGGGCGGCCGAGAAGTTCAAGAAAGAGAATGCCGAAATTTCCAACGTTATGAAAAAGGTTACCGGCGACGCGGGTGAGGTCGCCAAAGCATTCGGAATGATGCGGCTCGGCGCGCTCGGCGCTGTCGGCGGGATCGCGCTTCTCGGCTATGAGGTGGCCAAGTCGATCAAGGACATGGGCGAACTTGCCGACAAGGTGCGGGCGGTGAACCAAGTCTCGCGCGCGTTCGGCATTCCACCGGAAACGCTGCGCAACATTCAGGAGCAACTCGAAGTCGTCGGCGTGAGCGCGGAAGAGTCGCTCGGCGCCATCACCGGCTTTATGGACAAGATGGGCGAGTTGCAGCGCAACCCCGCCGTGCGCGCTGGAATTTTGAGGGAGACGGCAGAGGGCTTCGTGCCCGAGATGGAGAAGGTGCTGCAGAAGCTCAACGACGCCAAGGGGGCGGTTGAAAAGCTCAACGTCGTCCGCCAAGCCGGGATCGACATCGAGCAGCAAGCGCTCAAGCGCGGCGAGAGCCCGGAGCGGGCAGCGGGCGAACGGACGGCCTTCGAGCAATTGCTCGGCTATCGCCGGTCACTTTCCCAGGCCGGCGAACTGAAAGATCTCACCGAAGAGCAGCGCAAGCTGGAAGTAGAGCGCAATAAGAATCTGGAACACTACGCAAATCTCGTCGGCGAGATCAAAAAAGAGTGGGGCGACATCGGCAAGCTGCTGAGCGACCCGGCTTTCGCCGAGGACGGCCCGGTGGTGAAGGGAGCCAAGGCGCTCAAGAGCGCGATCGAATCCATCAAGAACACCCTCGAATTCATCAAGCGCGAGGGGTTGGTCACCTATCTAAATCCGTTCAGCGAAGGCAGCCGGGCACGCGCCGAAAAGCAATTTCAAGAGATGCTGCGCAAGAAGCACGAGGCGGAAGAGGCGGCCAAAGCGGCAGCAGAGGCGGCCAAACCCCCGGAACAACGTGCGGCCGAAGCTAAGGCAGCGGCTGACGCAGAGGCAGCACGAGAGGAGTTGCGAAAATGGCGGGAGACGCACCCGTTCGGGCTGCCACCCAGTCAGCGGTCAACGCCGGTATCGCCTGATTTCGGCGGGAAGCCGATGCGGTTCATGAGCGGCGATGGCGGCGATGGCGGTGGTCCGATCATTCTTCCCGGCAGCCGCGATGATTTCCTCCGCAACGCGCCCATGTCGACCAACATCGAGGACCGGCGCGGCGATCCGCTCGGCGGCGACGAGGACGATCGCGATCGCAAGAAATACATGTCGGAGAACACGGCCGAACTGAAACGGCTGAATGACTACCTAGTCGATCCATCGGCACTGGGCCCCGGCGGGCGGGGCGGTCTTGGCCTTTTCAGCGGCGGCACCGGCGGTGGTGGAGGGCTCGGCACCGGCGGTGGTGGCGGTGGCGGCGGGCTCGGCGGCGGCACGAGCACGACCGGCGGTGGTGGAGGGCTCGGCACCGGGCTCGGCGGCGGCACGAGCACGACCGGTGGCGGCGGTCGCCCTAGCGGCGGTGGCGGCGGTGGCGGCGGTGGCGGCGATGAAGGCGGTAACGATCTGGATCGCGGCGCTTACGAGAAGATGTTCAAAGGCACGCAGCTTGAAAACCAGTACGACAACGTCGTGGCGGCAGCGCAACAGAACGGCGTGCCGCCATCGACCATGGCCGCCATCATGGCGCACGAGACTGGCAGGGGTACATCAGCGTTCGTGAAGGACAAGAACAATCCGGCCGGGCTGATGGACCCGAAGACGAACTGGCGGACCGGCCAATCATTCAAGACAATTGAAGAAGGCATTGCTGCGGCTGGCCGCACTATCGGAAAAAACTATAAGAGCGGCGGCGGCACTATCCAGGGAATGCAAAAAACCTATGCGCCCATCGGGGCTGCGAATGATCCACGTGGGCTCAACAAAGATTGGGCGCCTGGCATCAATAGTTTGAGGACTCGACTTCAAGGGCCGGTGACGGCGACAACTGCAAGCCCCACCGGCTACACAGGTGTCGGCGGTTATAATTTCATGGGCAGCGAGCGTGCAAGGGCAATGGGCATGGGGGATGTCACCCAGTATGGCCCCAATGCACAGATTTCATTCCCGACGGGCATTCCCAAAGGTGAAGGCCCACAGTCAATCAAGGCCAACAAATATGCCGGCGAGGATATGGCCGGTTTTCTGAAAGACCTCCACGCTGCAGGCGCACCGCTCGGCGACTTCGCCGGCGCATATGTCCAAAAGCCGCGGCAGCACGGTTATGGCAATGCGCTCGACATCGAAACGGGATTTGGCAGCGGTCCCGATAATTCCAAAAGACTCTATGCCTGGGCGCAGGCCCATCCAAAAGAGTTTGCGGAGATTCAAGCTCGCCATCACATGCGGAATCTGGACCCGTCTTCTGGGTCTACCGTTCGTGATTGGGGCCATTTTGAATGGACGCCGACTGGCCGAGCTACCAAGGTTGCGGGCCGCGGCGGCGACGACATCGACCCCGCGAAGTCGCGCGAGGCAATCGACAAGGACCGGGCGCAGCGCACCACGGTCGAGGGCTCGGGCAAAATCACGGTTGACGTCAATGCGCCGAAGGGCACCAACGTCGGGGCCGAAGCATCGGGCCTGTTCAAGGAAGTTGCGGTCAACCGGCAAACTCAAATGGAGCCGGCGCGTCGCGGGCCCGAGGCTGGTGAGGAATGACGGATATCCTGGCGCTGCCGACCGCCTGGCGCGACAAGTTGCGGCCGGCGTCGTTCGGCGGCGCGCGTTTCCATTGCGAAAGCAATAGCCGCGAAAGCGGTCGGCGCATCGTCGAACATCAGTTTCCAAAAAAGGAGTTACCCTACGCCGAGGACATGGGCCGGTCGGCGCGCGAGTTTACGGTCCGCGGTTATCTGATCGTATTTGGCTCCGATAACAAAGACGACACGCTCAAGCGGCGCAACTACCTCATCGCCCGCGATGCGCTGATGAATCGCCTCGAAACCGAGGGCGCGAGCGTGCTGCAATTGCCAACGCAGGCGCCGCAGCTGGTGGTCTGTACGCGCTACCGCATGAGCGAGGAAGATCGATCCGGCGGCTTCGCCATGTTCGATATGACGTTTCAGGAATACGGCCTGGACCCGACGAACGAGGCGCCGGTCGCGGATACCTCGGGCGCGATCGAGACCACAGCGAAAACGGTTGAGGACGGCGTCGCCAGCAGCCTGAACGGGTCTGGCAGCAAAACCGAAGTGCCAGCCACCGCGGTGCCGCCACCATGAAACGAGCCGACGCAAACGAGGCGGCACCGTTGGTCGATCGCATGCTGGCGAACCTGGTCGCGACCGTGCCGCCGAAGGGCCGCGCCGGCTCGGAAGCGCGCACCGCCATCGGCGACGCCCGGGCAAACGCATTCATGTTGTGCATTACCGACGCGCTCGGCCCGCCGCTGATTCGATGCTTCACGCTGGCGCGGTTGGGCGGCGCGAGCCTCGCGCAGCTTGAGGTGGTGCGCCAGGCCATCGCGGCCGAGGCGACTGCGACGCTCGGCGGGGCGCTGGTCAAGAATTGCGGCATTCGGCTTTGTCTAGCCACGCAGGCACGCATGCTTTCGGCCATGGACTTCGTCAGTCGGCAAGACGTCGACGCTATCAAGCAGCAGCTGCAGCCGGCGTTTCAAGATGCCGAAGAGATCGCGGCCGATGCTATGGATCAGGCGACGTTCGCGGCGCTGATCGCGCTGCACGGTGCGACCGTCAATCATCTGGTCGCGACCGCGCGGCCATTGCCGCGCATGCTCAACTTTCAGTTTTATGAGCCGCTGCCGTCGCTGGTGATTGCTCATCGGCTCTATGATGATGCCGCGCGTGCGGACGAGTTGCGGAACGAGAACAAGGTCGTGCATCCGGCGTTCTGCCCGCAGACCGGCCGGGCGCTCTCGGCCTGACCAATGCCGAAGCCGCAAGAGACCGCGGTGCTCACCGTCAACGGCGTCAAGTTCGACGACTGGGAAACGGTGTTTGTCGAAAAGCGCTGGAATGACTCTTTCAGTTATTTCCGCTTCACCGCGGCCGAACGCGATCCGGTATTCGGGCAGGCGACGCCGCCGCTCTGGGAAAAACTGCAGTTCAAGCCGGGCGATCGTTGCACCGTCACGCTCGCCGGCGTGCAAGTGATCAATGGCTTTATCGAGATTCGGCAGGTTGCCTACAATGCCACCAGCCACGGCGTGATGCTGGTCGGCAAGTCCAGCACCGCCTGGGCCGCACGATCGAGCGTCGACACCAAGACCGGATCGTTCGACGGCAAGAATATCTTGGAGATTGCAAAAGAGGTGCTGGCGCCGCACCCGGTCGGGATCAAACCCATCGGCCAATTGGACCTGACGCCGTTCGTGCGTCTACAGAACGAACCTGGCGAACTGATCTGGGATTTTCTCGAACGCCTGGCGCGGCCCCGCGGCATCGTCATGGGCTCGGATGCGTTCGGCAACTTCCTGCTGATCGGGCCGCATACGTTCCCGACCGTCACGCAGCTGATCGAGGGGATGAACATCAAGTCATGCCAATGCACCATCCGGCACGATCAGACATACTTGCAATTCGACGTCCGCGCGCAGGCGCCCGCCACCCAAGACCAATCCGGCACCGACACCAGCGAGCTTCACGCGACTGCTCCCAGCCGCATCATGACGCAGCCTTACAGCAAGCTGATCACCCCATCCGAGCATCCGGTCACGTCGCAGGCCGAGGTCGAAGCGCGCAACAATAACGAACGCATCTGGCACGACGACACCGAGGTGCAAGCCACCATTACGGTGCAGGGCTGGCTGTTCAACCAGACGCGGCTGTGGACGCCGGGCGATCATGTGTTCGTGCGCTCGCCGATGGCGATGCTCAACCAGGACCTTGCGCTGCAGAAAGTCACCTTCACCCAGGACAGCAACAACGGCACGCAGACGACGCTCGATATGGTGCTGCCCGGCCTGCTCAAGGGCTCGCTCAATCTCAATCCATCGCCCGCGCCGTCAGATCCGCAACAGAACAGCGAACCGACCAAGCAAGGAGATTGATTTCCATGCATCGCGCAACACCGCTTAACAATTCTTTCCGGGCCTACACCGCGGGCGGCGCGCGCGTGGTCCTCGGCAAGGCCGACGACACCAAGCTGATGCAGGAGGTGGCGGCTAGCTTCATGTTCAACGAGGCGCGCAAGGGGATCGAGGCGGCACAGAACTACGGTTTCACCAGCGTTCATTTCGACCCCGAGCAAGGTCAGAACGGCCAGCAGGTCGGCGCCGAATCCTTCGTCAGCTTCATGGGCGGCAATCGCTCGTTCCCAGCGATGGGGGCGACCGATGATCGGCGCCACCGGCTCTACAAGCTCGAGTCCGGGGATACTGCGATGTTTCGCGGCCGTGGCGACAAGCAGCAATTTCACCTGACCAAGGACGGCGGCTTCTGGAGCGCGCCGCTGGACAAGACCGTGCGCATGCACCTATTGACGTCCAACTCAGAAAGCAACGCGACCGTGCAGAGCGGCGGTCAGCAGCAAGGCGGCGGCGCGAGCGCCTCGACGCGCGACGCGGGAACGTCCGGCGGAACGAACGGCGGCCAGCAACAGCAAAGCAAACGCGGGCAGGAGGCGGTCTATAAGGACGGCCAGAACTCGGCGCGCTTCGTCGACATCACCCAAGACAAGACCCGCGCGTCCGGCTCGCAGGTTCACCTGATGCTCGACGATCAGAAAACCTATCTGCACTGCCATACCGACAAAAAGGTCTATGTCGGCGGCGAGGCCGGCAAGGACACCTTCGCGATGTTGGTGACGCTCGACGGCCCGTGCTTCAACAGCATGGGTCGGATCAGCTAATCATGCCGACTGCCGCCATCGTTCCCGATATCCGGCTGGTTCAGAACAACCAGTTCCCGGCCTATTCCGTCACCCTCGACTGGCAGCTGCTCGCCGACGGCACGCTCGACGAAACGCAGGCGTTGGCGACCGCGGTGTGCATTGCGCTTGGCACCAACGGGCTTGCCTCGTCCGACGACATTCTGCCCGATCCTGATAGTAGCGACCGCTGCGGCTGGTGGGGCGACCTCGACGCCGAGGCGATCTGGAATGGCTGGCCGATCGGCTCGAAGCTCTGGCTCTTGCGCCGCGCCAAGATCAATCCGGCATCGGCGTCCGAGGGCGCGACGCTGGTGCTAGTCGAGGATTACATCCGCGTCGCCATGGCGCCATTTGTCGACCGCAAAATTTGCTCGAACTTCGACATTGAGGTCACCCGCGTTGACAGGCAGCGGATCGACGCGCTGCTGCGCATCTATCGCGGGCCGCTACCGGCGATCGATCTGCGATATGCCGTGCTTTGGGATGCAATGGGGCCATAGATCGCATGCCGTGGACCACGCCATCGCTTCGAGACGTTCGCTCGCTGGTGCGCGATGCGGTGGCCGCGTCATTGCCGGGCGCCGATGCCAGCGTGCCGAATAGCCTGTTGCGCGTCATGTCCGACAACCAAGGCGCGCTTTGTCACCTTACGCTGCAATACGTCGATTGGCTGGCGCTGCAATTGCTGCCCGACACCGCCGAGACCGAGTGGCTCGACCGTCACGGCCAGATTTGGTTGGTCAATGCCGACGGGAGCAAGGGCCGCAAGATGGCGACGCTGGCGGCCGGCACCGCCAGCTTCCAGGGCCTCGTCGACGGCACCGTGATTCCGGCGGGGACACAATTGCAAAGCGCCCTCGCTGCGTCGGCGGGCTGGGTGTCG